AATAGCATTGTTTAGATTTGCAGATATCAAATTACTTGTTGTATCAATATGATTGCTTGTATCAATAATAGCATTGTTTAGATTTGCAGATATCAAATTACTTGTTGTATCAATATGATTGCTTGTATCAATAATAGCATTGTTTAGATTTGCAGATATCAAATTACTTATATTTGATATATAATTACTTGTGTCTAGAATAATATCGCGACCATCAATTGTATACTTATAATTATTACCATATGAATCAATATTGATATTACCCTTAACATCTAGTTTATTACTTGGTTCTTCTATACCAATACCAATATTGCCGTTATTTATGATTGTGAATACTTCATTTATGCTATTTGATACATTTAAGATATCATAAAACTTATCATTTTGTATAATATTTAAAGATACACCTGTGCTATTATTTTCTACCTCTAATTTTTCTGTTGTATAAACAGTTGTTTCAAGTATTGTGCTTTCTCCTAAAACTATTAAATTACTATTGATGGTTAAATCTCCATTAACCAATAGGTTATTATTATAGATATTATCTACAATAAATCTATTACTGGAATTTAAGTTTTCTGATATAAAATCAGTTTCCAAATCACTTATTCTGTTTGATATAAGATTGCTTGTATTATCTACGTGATTACTTGTGTCTAGAATAGCAGTGTTTAGATTTGTAGATATAAGATTACTTGTATTATCTACATGATTGCTGGTATCAAAAATAGCATTGTTTAGATTTGTAGATATAATATTGCTTGTTGTATCAACATGATTGCTGGTATCAAAAATAACATTGTTTAGATTTGCTGATATAAGATTACTTGTATTATCTATGTGATTGCTCGTATCAAAAATAGCATTGTTTAGATTTGTAGATATAAGATTACTTGTATTATCTATGTGATTGCTCGTATCAAAAATAGCATTATTTAGATTTGCTGATATAAGATTACTTGTATTATCTACATGATTGCTGGTATCAATAATAGCAAGATTTAAGTTAGTAGATATAAGATTGCTTGTATTATCTACGTGATTACTTGTGTCTAGAATAGCATTGTTTAGATTTGTAGATATAAGATTGCTTGTATTATCAACATGATTGCTGGTATCAAAAATAGCAAGGTTTAAATTAGTAGATATAAGATTGCTTGTATTATCTACGTGATTGCTGGTATCAATAATAGCAAGGTTTAAATTAGTAGATATAAGATTGCTTGTATTATCTATGTGATTGCTGGTATCAATAATAGCAAGATTTAAGTTAGTAGATATAATATTGCTTGTATTATCAACATGATTGCTGGTATCAAAAATAGCAAGATTTAAGTTAGCTGATATAAGATTGCTTGTATTATCAACATGATTGCTGGTATCAAAAATAGCAAGGTTTAAATTAGTAGATATAAGATTGCTTGTATTATCTATGTGATTGCTGGTATCAATAATAGCAAGGTTTAAATTAGTAGATATAAGATTGCTTGTATTATCTATGTGATTGCTGGTATCAATAATAGCAAGATTTAAGTTAGTAGATATAAGATTGCTTGTATTATCAACATGATTGCTGGTATCAAAAATAGCAAGATTTAAGTTAGCTGATATAAGATTGCTTGTATTATCAACATGATTGCTGGTATCAAAAATAGCAAGGTTTAAATTAGTAGATATAAGATTGCTTGTATTATCAACATGATTGCTGGTATCAAAAATAGCAAGGTTTAAATTAGTAGATATAAGATTACTTGTATTATCTATGTGATTGCTGGTATCAAAAATAGCAAGATTTAAGTTAGATGATATAAGATTGCTTGTATTATCAACATGATTGCTGGTATCAAAAATAGCAAGGTTTAAATTAGTAGATATAAGATTGCTTGTATTATCTACGTGATTGCTGGTATCAATAATAGCAAGATTTAAGTTAGATGATATAAGATTGCTTGTATTATCAACATGATTGCTGGTATCAAAAATAGCAAGGTTTAAGTTAGCTGATATAAGATTGCTTGTATTATCTACGTGATTGCTGGTATCAAAAATAGCAAGATTTAAATTAGTAGATATAAGATTGCTTGTATTATCTATGTGATTGCTTGTATCAAAAATAGCAAGATTTAAATTAGTAGATATAAGATTGCTTGTATTATCTACGTGATTGCTGGTTTCTTGAATTATATCACGACCATCAATAGTATATATAAAATTATTTTCATCAGATACAATATTAATATTACCCTTAACGTCGAGCTTGTTGTTATTATTATTTGGATTTGTAACACCAATACCTACACTACCATCATTTGTAATTGTAAATACTTGATCTATATTATTTGATACGTTTAAAATACTATGTGTATCATTATATTGTTTTAAATTAAAAGCTATTCCAATATCACTATTCTCAACATCCAATTGTTCTGTTGCATACACATCGGTTTCTAGTGTCGTAGTATCTCCCAAAACTAATAAATTATTATTAATAGTTAAATTACCCTCAATTAACAGGTCATTGGAGTAAATATTATCAATTATAAATTTGTTATGTGCATCTGAATTCTGGTGTATATTATCAGTATTTAAGTTATTTATACGAATATTTAAAATATCAACATTATTATTAATTTCATTATTAATTACAATAAAATTATGATTAATATAATTTGAATTATCTATAATATCTTTTGCTAATTGATTAGATGCAAAAAGTACATAATTGCTTGTGTCTAAAACTGATTCTGGAATTTTAATGCTTTCAACTAACTGATCTAAAAATCTTAAAATTACTATACCATCACCACCGGAAGCACCATAATTACCATATCCGCCACCACCTGAACCATTTCTACCTTTATAATACAAAGTTTCGTCATATGTTGAACTACCATCACCTCCACCACCTAAACCACCAATGCCATTATCTACATTACTAGAACCACCGGCTCCTAGATATAAATAGTTACAAGTAGAATCGTAATAACCTAAACTATTGTCAGTAGGTAAATCAAAAGTATCTTTAAAATTAACATACACTCCTGAATTATCTAACTCAAATGCTCCATCTCCACCATTTATATTATATCCACTTGTTCCAGCACCACCACCCCCTCCATATTCTATATATCCATTATTACCATATAAATAAACTCCAGTCGCATTTAAAAAAGAGTGTGATTCGGGTATATTATCAGTATTAGCACCCCCATTACCAGAACCAGACCCACCAATTCCAGCATTTATCCCATAAGACCCTCCCCCATCTGCTAACAATGTATTAAAAATAGTATCATTGCCAGCCGAATTTAATTGAGTTGTATAATTACCGGAACCACCGCGCCCAACCTTTATTCTATAATCACCCGAATATATAATAGCGTTATCAACATAAATTAATTTGCCTGAACCACCTCCCGCATGTTGACTTCCACCACCCCCAGCACCAATCATAATAATATCTGACCCAGTACCATTATCTTGATCATAAAATGTCAATATATATTCAGTATAATTATTAGCATTAAATAATTCATTAATTTGACTATCATTTAAAACCTTATTATAAATTCTAAAATCGGAAATAGAACATTCTAACGTATTATTTGTGTCATATCTTGATTTACCTAAATATTTTTTGTTGTAATTTGCGTTAGGATTAATTGTTCTAATTATAGAAATATTATCTTCTTTAACATTATTAATATGTACAGTCCATACTCCCGAACCATCAATTGACCAACATATATGAACCCAATCTCCGTTAAATAAATTATCATATTGTGTTATTTTGTATTCGTTAGAACCAAAATTAAAAATATTTAATGTAATAATATTATTGTCATCAATACCAATGTTGATATAATATGATGAATTATCTGAACCTAAAAACATAAATGACCTTAACTTTTGTGGATTACTACATTTAAACCAAAAAGCAAATGTTATGCCAACTTCACTGCCACCCAATCCCCCAATACCATAAATACCTTGAATATTACACTTATCGCTTAACACAGCATATGAATTATCTGATCCATCCAAATACAAATAATTATTATTTAGGGGTGTATATTCAAACATAAGTTCTTTTTCATTATCTGGTTTTATAGTAGCACTACCATATAATACTAAACTATCACTTATTGTAGAGTCATTGTGTGCAGAAGTATTACCTTTATTAGTAATATAAGATGATTCTACTATACTACTAAAATTATACCATATTGGTAATATAGTACCAATATCTTGTAAAGATACGTCATTATCAAATGTAGTACCCAAATTAGGATTATATGTAAATATGTATTTTTTATAAACAGACTTAACTAAAATTTGTTGTAAATTTTGTAAAGTAATGTTTGGAACAACAGATGGTGTACTAATTTTTACAACTTCTGGCGTAATACTTAGAAAACCATCGGTGGATACGAATAGACCATCACCCACCTTAACAACACCAGCTTTACTTGTGCTGGCGATAGGAATACCATTAGTATTATCAATACCGAGAGTATTCTCAATATGAGCTAATATGTCTGAAATAATAATATTAGAAGAACTAACAATTTTATCAAGTAATATATTCGAAGTAATATTTACATAATTTGAACTGTCTTGGACTATATTTTTATCATTAATATATAATATATTGGCTTGATTATCCCATCTTATACGCGATGATGTTATAAATTTATTATCATTGTTAATAAATGAATTATTATTAAAAACTAAACCTTGATGTATATATGTATTATTATTTGTACCACCAAAAGCCTTACTTAACGCATTACCTCTATTAATACTGTCAATATTCAAATCTGTTATTTTTTCACCAGAACCAATAAATTTACTCGCTGATACATCTCCATTTATTTCTAAATCATTTGTAGAAATTGAGTATGTTGTTCTTGTTGTTCCGGACGGAGTAATACTGTCAGACATTCTTTACTAATTATAAAAATAAATAAAAAATCTATAATGAGGCAATCAATTAAATGTATAAATATATTGATACTAACATAGTAACGACACATGATACTGTAATAGGGAATATATGTAAAATTTCACTATTTACATTATCATTATCAATTTTATCTGATAAAATATTTTTCAATTCATCATAGTTATTATTATATAGATTGAAATAATCATCGCAATTTTCATATTTATTTTCATAATTAGTATTTATATCATATGTATCGCTATAATAATTTTTTAAATCATTAACATTGAACTCTACAATCATTATTATATCTTGTAAGACTATAATATTTATATAATTATAGATAATGAAAAAAAAAGTGGGAGGAAACAATGATACAAATGTAGAAATGTCTAGTATTGATCGTTCACGTAATCAGCAAGAAGCTATACGTACTCAGCAAGACGATGCTATATTATCAGATCTATCACCAAATGTATTGGTAAATAATTTAACTAATAGTTTATCAAATTGCGGACCAGTAACATTGTCTGCTACAAATGGTTGTTTAGATAATAACAGTAATGAGAATGACGTAAATTATTTATATATGCCAAGTAGTAGAGGAGGTAAATTAAATAAAATGAATAATACTTCTGATAATATAATGTTAGAGGGTGGCTGTTATACATGCCCGCAAGGACGGCGTGGATTAAATACATTGTCAAGAAAATTTATAGTTATTATACCATTATTATATAATAAATATAAAAAAGGAGATGTGAAAAGTTTTGATAAAACTGTTAAAAAATTAACAAAACCTGCTAAGAAACCTGCTAAGAAACCTGCTAAGAAACCTGCTAAGAAACCTGCTAAGAAACCAAAAAAACGTACTATTAGACAAAGAGGTGGTAATTTAGATTTTACCGATCTTAGTGGTTTAAATTTTGACTACCAAGAATATGTTCCACCTAATTTAGACTGCGCCAATAAATATGGACCTATATAATTACCTAATATTTAAGGTAAAAATAATTCTTTATTTTTTTCATATGGTTTATATTTTTCATAATTAATATGATAATAGTTTTTATCTATATTTCCATAATTAGTTAAAATTGTAATCATTTTATTGTATTTATTAATAAAATCTTTTATTGACTTATTAACCTCGTCATGGGGAGCAAAACCATAGATATGCTTAAACTTATTAGGCACTACAAATATTAATGAATAAAATATCTCTAATATAGAATCCTTTATATCATAAATTATAGGTAAATAAGTATTTAATTCATAACGGTTAGATAATATATATATATATATTTTCATCATTTTATTCATATTAATTATAATATTATTATATCTGGTCTTATCAAATTTTTTGACGAACCTAATATTATAAATTATATCAACAAAGTCTTTATTCTCAACTAAAAATCTAACATTTTTGTTTTTATTATAAGTTGTATAAAAATTATCTACATTTATTTGTTCGATATCCTTAATATCCTCTTGAAGCTTTGATTCTTTTTCATTTTCTTTATTGTTATTGTTAATAGTTTTATTCTTAATATTATTATCAATGTTTACATAAATAAATATTACTATTATAATAGTAAGTAATATTTGTACATTTAATTTTACTAAAATATAAAATAATAATGCTAAAAATATAAATGAATAATTATAATTACTAATAATTTTATCAATGAAAAAATTCATATATCTAATCTATCTTATTAATAATTTTATAATTACACGGATGCACCATCAATAAAATACAATATAAATGAAAATATTACAAGAATAATTCCGAAATATATTTTTCTGTCATCTTCTGTTAAAATATATATTATTTTGGTAATATAATAATTAGTATCAGCAATTTTTGTGTTATTGAGTTCAATTATATCATTTATAATATCAATTGCTGTTTGCAATGTATTTTTATATACTTGTTTCAATGTTAAATTATATGTGTTATTTCTTATTTCATTATCCGGTATTTTTTCAGGTAGGGTTTCCAATAAAGTATTAATTTTATTTTCAATTTGTTTTTCAATGTATTTTTCAACATTTTTAGGTATTATTTCCTCACTTTTTTCTTCATTTTCAAGTTTTGATGTTTCCATAATTGAATTATTTAATCTACTTTAATCGTATAAAAGATAATTTAAATAATTTCCATCATATCAATATTTGCAATTAAATTTCTCCTACAACAATATCTTTTCAAACCTAGATTATCTAAAATTTTACCTGTATGAATTTTATCAAAGTTTTTATAAAGTTTATCTACTTTTTTAGGTTCATCAATATTCGCTTTCTCTTTTTCATAATAATCAACAATATCGGCCATTACTCTTCCGCAAGTAAAGCATCTAACGGGAATTATCATATTTAATCTTTCTAATATTAAAGGTATATAATCATTTTTTATATATTATTGTGTAAAAATAAAATAGTTTATTATATTAGATTAATAATAGAATAAAATATGTCTTTATCGGGATTAAATTATAGAATTATGCAAATTGAAAGCAAATTATCTAATATGGGGGTTAGTGGAGATGCATCAAAAGCTGTTGACAATAGCGAAGAAGTTGCTAAATTAGAAGCACAAATAACTGCTATCGGTGGCAAAACTGATGCTGCGTTAGAAGCCTCAGCCCAGGTAATGACGAATAGCAAAAAAGATACCGAAGCGTTATCGCAAAGAATGCAAAAAATAGAAAAGAATGTAGAAAAATTAGCTAAACAATTAGAGACTTTATCTAAAAAATCACAAGATAGCTCTACGTAAGTTTAATATTTAGGAATAGATTTTTTACATTCTTCTAACATATTTTGTTCATATTGCCACATATTGATGCAATTATTTAAAATATCACTATTTTTTTGTAGATATCCCTTGTTTCTTTTCATACATTCAAGGGCTTCTAATGAATATTTCTTTGCATTATCATAATCTTTATTTTTAACATATAATATGGATAAAACATTGAAAAAATCCGGTGAATCAAAATTATTACTATTGAAAAGTTCCATCGCTTTTGTAATATCTTCTTTGTCAACAATTTGCTTATTTAAAATTTTTGATAGTTCTATATAATTATTGTTAAAATATAGATAATTGTTGGGATTGACAGATGATGGATATATACCTATCTTAGAACCTTCTATAAATGTATTTTTATTATAAAATAGTACAGTATAATTATTATCATTAATAAATTTACATAAAAAATGTTTAAAACGTAATTTAAATATATTCATTGAATCGTATAATAATTTACATATTTTAGGTTTTATAAAATAACACGATTTTGATAATAGTTTTTTATATATTGTGTTATATTCTATATACTCTTGATCATTATTTATTACATTTAGAGATGTTAGTAAAATATCCCAATTTATTTCATTGATATTTACTAACAGTTTTTTTATATTATCTAGATATGCTTTACCAATTATAATATCATCTTCAATAATCATATATATATCATTATTGTTACTATTATCATTATCAATTATATGTTTGAATGCATTTTTATGTTTTTCATAATTAGAAATTTGATACGAGTTTAACGATGAAATATAATCATTATACTCGTTATCTCCTGGAAACTTAGAATAATCAACTCTTTTATTATATTCTTCAATATTTTTATCAATTGTATCATTACATGGTGTAGTAATGATATTTAACTTGAAATTAATGTTATTCTCGCTACATATATTTTTTATTGCTTCTAAACTAGAATTAATATTACCTTGGCGATTTTCTAACTTTTCTGTGTAAATTAAATATATATTTAAATTCATGATATATTATATTAGTATTCGTAGTCTTTATAATATTTTATTGAATTTAAATAAACTTTATAAATTATATAAGTTATATAATAGTTAAACAATTACGAGATGATTGGCGATGATATTATATATGAATATCCCAATTGTGATAGATTAGTTATTATAGGAGATATTCATGGAGATATCAAAAGATTAAAAAAAATATTGATTGACGCAAAAATAATTAATAATAATATCGAATGGATAGCTGAACCACCTAATACTGTTGTGGTACAAATGGGGGATCAAGTTGATAGTTTAAATAGAGATGAGTCAATAGCAGAATGGGAAGTATTAGATGATGTAGAGGTAATATATTTTACTAATTTACTTGATAAATTTGCACAATCAAAAGGCGGTCGGTTTATTTCTATTATAGGAAATCATGAGTTTATGAATGTAATTGGTAATTATAGTTACGTTTCCAGTAAAAGTATGGCAAATAATGAAAATAAAAGAAGAGACTTATTTAAAGCAAAAGGTGTATTATCACCTATATTATCCAAACGTCCAATTGTATTAAAAATAGGTGAATTGTTCTTTTGTCATGCTGGGCTTACAACAAAACATCTTGAATTATTTAAAAAATATGGCAAAAATATTTCATATATTAATAGTATTTGGAAAAGTTTTGTACTACATGGTAACGTTTTAAAAGAAGATAAAGAGCTTTTTGATAACATTTTATTAGATTACAATGGAATATTATGGACACGCGATTTAGATAATCAAAATGATTTAAATAAATTGTTAAAAAGTATTAATTGCACCTTTATGTTTGTAGGTCATACAGTAATGGACGGAATCAAATTTTATAATAATAAAGTATGGTATACTGATACAGGCATATCACGTGCTTTCGGTAATAATAAATATCAATATATGGAAATTATAAACTATCATATATATATTAAAGAAATCAAGTAAATATTAATATATATATATATATAAAAATTTGATAAATGTATATTATATATATATATATATATATATACAAAATAATGAATATATTTGATAAGCTACCTGATGATATCCAAAGCTTAATATTAAATAAATATTTAATATATCCACAGGACCATGTTTTACTAAATGATATTAGAAGTTTTAACAATGACAGAAATAAAATATTTAAACAATATGAAAAAATAGGATATGAATATGGCAATGATTATATGGATGATTTCAATATATATGCAATTCTAGATAATGATTTAATGGCTTTTTGGAATGATGATGTTTCTTATTTACTTGGTGTAACTGATAAAAATTATGTTAAAATGTTTAGACAATTGGCGTTTAATATCAAGAATGACAAAGATAGTATTCAGGCAAATTATAATTTTCATTTAAATACGAAAATATCACCAAAAACAAAAATAAATAGATATTTAGCTGGTTTAACAATAGATGAGCGAGAAAAATTTATTAAACTTTTATGCAAAATATAATTATTTAAATATTAAATAATTATTAATCAGGTACTACAATTGATTATTTAAAACAGGATTTATAAATGAGGGTATTTGAAAGTAAATTTATATTTATACCTGATAAGAAGCTTACATATAGCTATGGTTGTGGAACATCATTTAGTTATAGATATATTAATGAGTAACAATATAAAAAGAGAGTACATAATTTTATTTTTCTATGATTTTTATAAACTTTTTGAAATTCAAGAGATTTTATAAATTATGTACTCAAATATATGTTAATAATAATTCTGATTGATAAAGAAAGGTCATATTGTTTTTTAATGATTTTAAATAATCATTAAGCATTATTATTTCATCTTGTTGACTCTTTATTATTCTATAAGCCAAGAATAACATCATATCGCTTTTAGTATTTTTTATTAATATTTTGCTCATATCAACTGCTACTTGATGATGAGGTATCATATGTTCAATATAAACAATATCATCTAATTTCATATGAGACATATGTTTCGTATGGCTTTTTGGATTAAAGAAATGTGGATCACAATAAGTATTTGTTAAACCTAATTTATTAGGTGCGATGAAATCCGAAACTGTTTTAATATAGCTAGTATTATTGATATTTTTTGATATTTTATCTGGTAACGTATTAATCATACCTTTCATCATAGTAATTTCATAGTTTTGTATCCAAATTAATTTTCTAAGTATATCTTGCATTTTTACATATTTACTTGTTTTTTGCAGCATTAAACTAATATCTACTGCTACTTGATGATGGGGGATCATATGTTCTAGATATTCCTTATCTGTTAAATTATCCTTACAAATATTTTTCATTTATATTAAATAGAGTACATAATTTTATTTTTCTATGATTTTTATAAACTTTTTGAAATTCAAGAGATTTTATAAATTATGTACTCATTTTTTAGAGTAATGAAGAAGTTTGCAGATTATCCAGAGTTTAAGCCAAATATAACTCCTAAGGAAATGTTTGAAATAGGTATTATGGGTGGTTGTTATTTTAGAGAAATTAAATCTCCTAAAACAAAAAAAATATATAAAAACCATCATAAAAAGTATAGCTTTCTTAAAGGTATTCCTAAAAATAAAATAGCACAACAAGAGTATGATAAAACTGTCAATAGATATAATGTAGTTGTGGGAACATCCTATGAATTTTGGATGAGTAAAAATTGGATTAAAGAAGATATAGACCCTTATGGTTGGATAGAATGGTATTGCAATTTTTATAATGGTAGACGCACAGATGATGACTTGCGACAAATAAATAGATGGAAAAAATCAGCAGGACCTAAGGGTAGATTTAGAAATCAGTTACAACGCAAAATAAATACGGAAGGAAGTAATAGCGAAACCATATATCCGAGACTAAGACAAACACTACTACATTGGGGATGGGATTCGCGAAAAATGTCTGTCAAGTAATATATAAAAAAATGATATAATTATATAATATAAATATTAATATGGATACATTAAACTTCGATACGATTTTAGAAACTAAAAAAGCTGAATTAATGGAACTTTATGAAAATAAAATGAGTAAAAATAAAAAAATGACATCTGATCCATCACAAATTGATTTCAATAGTAAGAAATTATATTATAGAATTAATGCTGAAATTGATAAGAAATTTAAGAATTCAAAAGCATATCAAAAAATGTGTGAAAATGAGCAACAAAATCCTATATAAATATAAATATATATATATATATAATAATAAAATTGTTAATAAAGCGATGGCCATATCGCAAATTAACAATATCATTGATAGCGAAATATATAAATTGATTAAAAATGAAGATAATTGTGATATTTTTACTTATTGTGATACTATTATAAAAAAAAACAAATCAATAGATAAAAATATTATTACTAATAGATTGAAAGTTATAAGCAATAATAAGGCAATTTTAAGGGAATTAATGGATGTTCCGATTATTGAACAGAGAACTAAGGCATGGTTTGATGCTCGTGATACAAGATTGACTGCCAGTGATTTATGTGATGCAATTAAAAAAGGGGCAACAAGTGATAGAATTGCTAAGAAAAAAGCAAAGATCATAATAGATAAAACTAATTATAATTCTGTTCCAGCATTAAAATGGGGTACAATGTACGAAGCAATGGCTTCTAGATGTTATTCCCAGGTAAATAATGATATAATTGTTCATGATTTTGGATTGATATGTGATAAAAATAATGAACATTTTGGAGCATCTCCCGATGGAATCAATGATTTAGGAATTATGATTGAAATTAAGTGCCCGTTTTCAAGAAAAATTGTAGACGGGTATATTCCGGATAAATATAAAATGCAAATACAAGGGCAACTTGCTGTATGTAATTTAACAGAATGTGATTATGTTGAATGTGATTTTAAGGAATTAGATTACGAAACTTATATAGATAAATATAAAAATAAAAAGGTTGATCATGGTATTATTGCTGAGTATCAATGTGATGGGGAATATAAATATTTATATAGCGACGAATATCTGAAATCCAATGAATGTTATAATAATATCAATGAAAAAATTAAAAATTACGATAATACACGAGCTAAATTCAATAAATTAATTTACTGGGAACTCAATTTAATGAATATTCAAAGAGAAACATTTAATGAAGATATGTGGCAAAATATTGCTCCAAAAATAAATGATTTCTGGCAAAAAGTTGAAAGATTTAAATTAATGCCCATTGAAGATAATATTAAAAAATTTAAATTTTTAGATGAAAATGATTAGTATTCGTATTTAGGCCATGGTTGTATATTAGCATCATTGTTATATGGATTTAAAAAGTATATCATGCTATAATTTGTAACAGGTGCATTAACTTGTGAATTTTGATCATCTGGACCTAAACAAACCGAATTATAACTTTCACCACCGAAATCATATGAGTTATCTAAGTTTAAACATCCGCAACCTAAATTATTATCACTATGACATAATAAATGGCACATTTTATCTTTAGTTTTATTACTATTAACAAAATCAACAAATTCTTTTATTTTGTCTCGCATTCCATGAGTTTTAACTAATAAAATATGACATTTAAATTTTTTAGTTTCATTATCACAATTACCATATTTACCTTCATTTTCTATATAGCATGATGTACCATGTGCTAAAATATCTTCCCTTGCGCTTTGATTTTCTAAAAAGGGTGCTTGTGATATACACGCATATATAGGTCCGGTGAGATTACCATTCAATTCAGCAAAAATTACATCTTCCAATGATTTATCACTTCCTATTATACATTTATCATGTCCTATAATTATTAAATCAGCGTCTGTAAAATTATCTGTTTCCAAAAGTTTGTTTCTAATATCAGTGGGGCTATTATCAACACAATTGTAAGCAAGTAGTAATTTATTTTCAGAAATATCAGCAGTATATGAATTATCTGAGCTAAATATGAAATTATTAACACCGCTATTACCCATTCTTATATCACATGTATAATCCGAATGATAATTTAATTCACGTGATAGATCTTTGAATGCCTTATAAGTTGTTTTGGTATTTTTACCAACGGGAAAAACTTCATTTTGTGTTGTTTTGCAAGAATAATCTCCCACCATAGGCGAATTAAAATATTCATTTACTGAATTATCGCAAACATTTATATAATAATGAAATATTAATATTAACAATGTAATTATTAGCAACAGTAATAACATTAATTCGTTATAATTCATGATTTACTCTATATAATTTAATTATTTTATTTTTAATAATTAATTAAAAAAATAATTTAAATAATCATATATTATCACGGTTGTTTATAAACTTCTTTTAAAGCAATTGTTGATTCATTTATAGCTTTTACCACCGCCATTACCGCAGATAATATTGATGTCTTTGCTGTTAATACTGTTTTTCCTAGTTTTTCTTCTTTATTCATATGGCAACTCATTTTTTTATCATCTTCCTTAAAAAATTCTATTGAAGTGTTACATACATTTATATAATAATGATATATTAATATTGATAAAAACACAAATAATACGGCTAATATTGCAACTTCTTTATACTTCTTCATCTTACTACTGTATATATATTTTTTTGATTAGTTAATATATCATAAATTATAAAAATTAGTTACTTATCTATTGATATTATTTACTTGGCTTTCAATTTACGGCACTTATTCTTCTGTTTCTGATTCTAATGCTGTTTTCACTGCTTTTGCTGCGTCTTTTGTTTCTTGTGCTTTTGTTTTTGCATCCATTGCTTTTGTTTTTGCATCTGTTGCTTTTGCTTCTGCTTCTGCATCTGATGATGCTACTGCTGTTGACGCTTCGTCTGCTGCTTCTTTTGCTTCATCTGCTGCTGTTGCTGCTGCTGTTGCTTTTTTTCTTGCTACTTTTGCTTTTTCTTTTGCTGATGAAGTACTTGCTCTTGCCTCTATTACTGCTTGTTCTGCATCTATTACTGCATATAACGCTGTATCTGCTTTTGCTACTGCATCAGCTGCTGCTGTTGCTGCTACTACTGCTGCTGCTGTTGTTGCTGCTGCTGCTGCTGCTGTTGCTTGTGTTTCTGCTGTTTCTGCTGCTGCTGCTGCTGCTGTTGCTGCTGCTACTGCTGCTTCTGCTGCTTTTAGTGCTGTTATTATTTGTAGGCCTTCTGGGTACAGTTCAGTATTATTAAACGTTAATTTTCCATCTTCAATTACTAAACCATTATTATTACCACCTCCTATCATTATTTTACCACCAGTATCAGGTGATTTTATTATTAAATCTTTATCATCAATATATATATCAGAACAATTAGCGCCAGAACTATTACAAACTTTTAATTTTTTATCGCTATTGGTATTTAATGTAGCACCATCATTTATTGTAAGTTCAGAAGCAATTATAGTTTCTTTAATTAATTTTAATTTGTTACCATTATCATAATCGGAGGTAAACCAACTAAAGAAGCTATCACTATCAGCACTGACACTAGTTTCGTCTGTTCCTAATATAAAATATTTACTGAGATTTTCATTAAATGCCGTTAATTTTGCATCGTGATTAATAGTTTTTTCATCAATTTTATTAACAGAATCAATTAAGTCATTTTTTACTGTTTCAATGGATTCCGTTAACTCTGTTTTAGTACTAGTTATATTACTAGTATTTGTATTTAAACCAGATTCCAATGTATTATCCTTAGTTTTATGGGTACTAAAACGATTACTTATAGTTTTAAAGTCACCTGATAATTGTGTTTTAAGATTATTATAATCATATAGTAGCCACCCAGATACTCCAATTAATGATACTAATACTATAATTAATATCATATAAATTAAAAGGTTTGCCACTTCCATTTATTTTAATATAGTTCTCTTATTAATACAATTTTTTTATTCTTTAATTTCAAGAACTTTTATATTCAAATCTTTACCAGCTTCTTGTAAAGCTTCATTATTAGTGTTAAAAACACCTATGTCACCGCCACTTACACCACCAGCACCATCAACACCACGTCCCCCTACCCGTACCTTTGTCTCTTCCGCTTTATCTTCATCTTCATCTTCCGCTTTATCTTCATCTTCATCTTCATCTTCCGCTTTATCTGTCTCGCTCTCTGTGTCTGTGTCTGTCTCTGTCTCTGTCTCTGTCTCTGAATCTTCCTCTTCCTCTTCCTCTTCCTCTTCCTCTTCCTCTTCCGCTGCCGCTGCCACTACCTCTGCCTCTTCCGCTGCCGCTGCCACTACCTCTGCCTCTTCCGCTGCCGCTGCCACTACCTCTGCCTCTTCATATGTTGTTGTATCACCGCCTCCTTGTTTAAAAATTACATCTTTAAAATTGTATTGCTCTGTCCATAATTTTTCATCCTTTATAAAAATATCATCGCTATCGTCATCATC